ACGATGTAGAACTTCTTCATCGCAAGCGATCCGTCTGCCTTGCTAACAGCGACTTGCCCGGCGACCGATGCTGTCAGCAGGTTTTCGAGAGTGACCTCGTCTGTCCCACCCTTCTCGTGAGTGGTCGCGTGAGGTCCGAACGATTCCTGTACCCAGGCTGAGCCGTTCCACGTGAAGTACTCGGTCTCCGCCGTCACGTATGTGGTCAGGCCTGCCACGGGATCCGTGAACTCCCATGTTGCGCCGTTCCAATCTGCGATCGAGTCTTCTTTCCCGGCCCATGCGCCAGTCGCCGTGGCGGCGACGATGTAGCGATCGCCCGGAGTGGGCGAGCCAGGAGGCGTGCTTGTGGTACGGTTGATGACCGGGTCCACCCAGGTCAACCCCGCCCCGCTTCCGAGAGCCCCACCGCGGATGGGGACAGCAGTTCCGACAATCACTGGACCCGGCATGTTGTTCTCCTATCCCATCTTCGGAATGTACCAGAGCTTGGTCGACGAACTCGCGGCACACTGATGAAGTATTGGACTGGCCTGAGCGGGAACAGGAATGGAATCGTTGGGGTCGAGCCAAATCTCGCCATCGTGCTGTGCATCGTCTCTGGCGAGTGCGTCGATTCCCATTCCCAGATAGACTCGTGCGTCTCCGATGTTCGTGAGGCTTCCGCCAACTCCAGCGACTGTGACACGATGAATAGTGTCATCGCATTCGATGGTGGCCCACTTCTGGTTGACGGTGATGTCTGCTGCAGCCATTTCGAATCCCCTTCAGATAGAAGTCGGTGGGACGCCCCGACCCCGCACGCGGAGAGGGGGCGCCCCGAGGAATGGCCGCTAGTTGTTCACGCCTGCGTAGCGCGCGAGGGCCAGGCCCGACTCCAGGACGACCGACGTGTACCACTTCACGCGATACCTGTTGGCGTCCTTCGTCTCGAGCTTGCCGATGTCTTCGACGACGACAGTCGGCTCCGTCTGCGACACGAGGCCGTGGAAGCCCTCCATCTCATCCATCGATGCGTACAGAATCGATGCATGAGCTGCGGAGCGCGTCGTCCACGTTGCCGTGTTGTCCACGGTCGTGTTGCCGGGAGTGGTGTCCCAGCTGGGCTCTGAACCACCGGAGGTTCCTGCCACGGTGCACTCGAACAGGAGCGTTGTGTTGCCCGTGGTCGAGATGACCTTGTCGCCCAGGACGTAGGCCGTGCTGGCCGCCCACGCCGACAACGTCGCCCGACTGGTGCCGGACGGATCTTCGTCGATCGGCACCCAGTCGTTCTTCAGGATCGGCCGTCCGCGATACGCTGCGAACACGACGCCACCGATGGAAATCGTCTCCGGGGTGGTGCCGCCGAGGGCACGCTGAAGAGCGATGTACGACCTGATGGTCCGTGAGTTCATCACGAACGCGCGATTGCCGCCGACCTTCACGGCATCGATCAGCCAGTCGAGTGCGTCGTAGCCGAGAGCACCGCCGGCAGCGCCGTTGGTGTTGTTCTGGCTTGCGGCGAGACCCGTTGCGATCTTGAGCATTCCGTCGAACTCATTCGGGTCCGATGCGGAGTTGCCGGTCACCAGCTTCTGTGCGAACAGCCGGCCGACAACCTTGCTCTTCTTGGAGATCTGCGTCGCGGCCTGGTTGGTCGTGTCGGACGTCTGCCCCTGGAGGTAGTTGTCCACATCGACCTGACCGATGATCCGCCTGAGCTCCTCGGAGAGCTTGGTGAACGTCGCGGCAGACTCTGCGAGCGTGCCGTTGACAGCGTAGAACGCCGCGCTGCCGAGATCGTTCTCCCGGTTGTACTCGTACGCCTTCCCGTTGAACGGCTTGAACGGGACCACGTCAAAGACCTCGTCGCTCGTCACGACGTTTTCAATGACGCCTGCCTGCAGCGCAGGCAGTGAGAGCTTCTCTGCTTCCGTTTTCAGAAGCGCCATCGTCTAAGTCCTTCCATTGGCCCCTACGGAAGCACAGCTTTTCAGCCGTTACGTGCTTCCGCGTGCAGCCTGTCCATCCTTGAGTCCCGCGGCGATCTTGTCGGTGGAGGACATGTTGGCCATGTTCTTGCCGCCGACTTCGACCCCGCCCTGTCGATGGCCAGTGCCCCCGGGCCGCTTCACGATGAAGAGGTTGGCGAACTCATCCTGCCCCTTCATATGCTCGATATACCCGTCGACGGTGAACTTCTTCTCCACCAGTTCTTCGCCGTCCTTCACCTTCGCGGTGATGGAGGTTTCGAACGAGTCGGTCGGGTTCCCCTTATCGTCCAGCGCAGGGCTGACCTTGATCAGAGGAGAAACGAGCGCAACAAGCTGGCTTGCGCTGTACGCGTCATGCTTCGACGCAGCGGCAAGTATCGCAGACTCCTTCTCGCGCGTTTCATATCGGGACTTCCACGTGTCACGTTCCTGAGACAGACCATCTAGTTCGACCTTGTGCTTCTCGTCTGCACGACGCTTCTCCGCTTCGGCCTTTTCGCGCTCGGTGAGAAGTTCGGCCTGCAGCGTCTTCGCCCTGTCGTCCAGAGCGGCGCGCTGCTTCTCGGTCAGATCCTTGTCGTTCTTGAGCTTGTTGACATCATCAAGCTGCTTCTGGATCTGCTCCTTGTACTTCGCCTCCATCTTCTCCTTCTCGCGCTTGACGATCGCGTTGACCTGGGTCTGGTCGAAGGTCTTGCTGCTGCTTCCGCCACCAGAAGCGCCGCCGTCGCCTCCACCGGTTCCTCCGTCACCGCTACCGTCACCGCCTCCGGTTCCACCAGCACCACTGCCCGCGCCGCCGTCTCCGCCAGCATCTTCCAGATGACGGAAGCGGCGGACCGGGTTGAACGACGACAGGCTGCGGTGCTGATTCCAGGAGACGTACCTCTGTCCTGCGACACGGCCGAAACGAATCATGCTTGGGGGCATTGCTGGCCCCTTTCTACATTGAGACTCCCTCCGTTTCCGCCCGGAGGTAGGGCTGGGTGTCGGGAACGCCCCGACTAGACTCGCGACAAATCGACTGCCTCGTCCGCGATCCAGGGCGCTAGCATCCGCGCCGCGGTCGGACTTGGCAAACCAAGATTGTCGTCGAAGAGCGCCATTCTACCTCTACCGTCCGCATAGGACTGGGACGCATCGCCGACTCTCTTGGACTTGATGCCTAGATTCTGAGACAGCTGCTCGAGGCTCTTGTTCTCCAGCAGCGCAATTGCGATCTCGCAGCATGCATCCTGGACGGCCGCCGGGACGTCGCCCGAACCATCCGCGCAGCCTTCGTCGACAGTCCGGGGGAACTCCCGCTCCTGCGTGTCATCGCACTTCTCATCAACGAGCGGGAGAAGGTCGATCGACCTGGTCGACTGCTTGAGCGCTGCGAGCTTGTCGCCCGCGCTGGCTCCCGTCCAGGCCGTGGTGTTCAGACGTTCCGCGAAGTATGCGTCCGCGTAGGTGACGTCCGCGTACGGCGTGATCGCTGCATAGGCCATTACTCTACTCCTTCTGCCGGCCTCTCCTGCGGCTCGTCATATTCATCTCGATATTGCCTGGAAAGGCTCGCATCTTCGCGTTCGATCGTCGTCTTCTTTGGAACACGTATCCCGCGGGATGCCGCCTCGCTTTTCCAGAATGAACTCTTCGCATGCAGAGAAGCCATCCTCCTGACGAGTTCCCTATCGGTATACGGCTGGAAGAATGGATCGACCATCTCCTGCAGCGATGTTCCCTGGTTGAGGAAGGCTTCCCGCTTCAGCACCGAGCCGAGGATATCCCTCTGGACCTGCGCCGGCTGGCGCCGGATGTACGCAGCGGCTTCCGCCCTGGAGGATATGAACTTGTCCTCGTAGGAGCCATCCGCTTTGTATTCCTTCACGCGCTGCGTGTCCTTGTCCATCATGGACTGAATCTCAGGATCACGGAACACGCCGATGAGCAGTGAGCGGCAATTCCAATGTGCCGGGGGCCCGGGGGGCTTGGACCCCAAGGGATAGAACGTGCCGCTCAGTACCATGCATGTGAGGCTGGTCCGGTCGTCGAAAGTCGTCGACCATTCGTAGCCGATGAAGATCTCCGGATTGGCGTCGTAGACGGACTTGTGGGCTTCGTTGTAGATCGCGTTGAGGTTGGTGCGTGCGATCCTCTGCGCGGAAGCACGGGATATGTCGAGTCCTTCGGCAAGCTTCGCGATCGTTTCCTGTTCGGATTCTCCTGACAGCACAGCGGAGACAAGCGTCTTCTGGACTTGTTCTGCAGTCCCGGCCTGGACGCCTTTCCACTTGCTTGCATCGCTGATGCCGAGAACCGGACGCGTCACTGCGGCTTGTGCGGCTTCCGGGAAGGCCTGCGTGAAGGAAACGCCGATGCCAAGATCCGGTCCTCCGGGGAGCGTTTGCGATGCGATCGCGATATCGTTGGCTGCGGTCTGAAAGGCGCCTTTCTTGATTGATAGCAGCGAAGCATCCGCTCGCGCGAGGCCGGCGGCATACAGCTCGTCGACTTCTTTCACCACACCTCTGGCACGATCGACAGCTGCTGCGCTCGGGACATATGCGCCTTCAGCTACATGAGCCGCCATACCAGCTTCGATGACGCGGAGCGCTTCCTGCTTGACCCGGTCCATCTCGTGGCCGATCAGCTCGGCGCCGGCGTCCTCGATCGGCCGGAATGCATCGTGGCGCTCCACGAGCATTTCGAGGAAGGTAGGTTTTGTGGCGGCCAGAACCATGTTACGCCGATCCCTCGCCTCTCGCTCCGCTCATCGTGTCAGCGGCTTTCTGCTTTTCCTGAAGGGCCTTTTCGGCCTCGCCTTCAGCGTAGCCACGCATCAGACTGGCAGTCTCGTTCGATACCAGGCCGAGCGCATTGTCGCGGCCGATGATATCGGCGCGTTCTTTGTCGTCGTCGATGAACTCCATCGTCCGGATATCTGACTGTACGCGCTCCAGCTCTTCTGGAGTCGTGACTGGCTTGAGCAGGATCTCGGCCACTCGAGCATCGACGATCTTCCGATACTCCGCAGAGCGGACCTTCGAGCGAAGAGCGCTCATCTTCTCGGCCTCATCGATCCGTTCATCCTGCGTCTTCAGCGTGTAGTTCGCAGGATAGGTGATCACGACGCGCTTTTCGTTCTCACCATTCATCATATGCCAGAGTTCGGCCATATCGCGTTCACCAGCCTCGAGCGCGCGGCCTATGTATGCGAGGCCGGCTTCTTCGCCGACACGATCTGCCATCTTGCTGGCGCCAGATTGCTCGACAGCTTTCGCCGACAAACTTACGAGAGCGAGGTCCACCAGGACTCGGATGTCCTTGACCAAGCTGTCCTGCTTCTCCATCGACGCCTTGAGGTTGTCGACCCCTGGCGCAATGAAGTCAGGCCGTTCACTGCCTTCCCGATAGATCAGGCCTTTGGCAATGCCAACGCGCCGCTGCCGGGAGTTTGGATCGGTTCCGGACTCTCGATTCTGGACGCTGTCCTCCGTTGCGCCGGCGCCTTCCTGGCTGGCTTTTGTTCCTCGAGGGCGGATGCCGGCCGTGGCTTTGGGAACCTGCTCGGTGTAGATCGGGAAGTTGCCGCGCCAAAGGAAGTCCATGTCGGTCGAGGCCAGGTTGAGCAATGCGATCTGATGTTCCGCTATCTCGCCCATCAGCGAAGCGACGAGCCGGAACTCGACGATCGGTATGCGCTCAATGGGCAGGACGCGGGTTTCCTCGACTAGCTTCCCACCCTTGTCCATTGTCTTCACGAAGACACCAGGGCCGACAAGGCTCAGCCCATCGGGGTCGTCGACAGGGCCTGCCGGAACGAGGCGCATGTATCGGAAGATCTGCTCTACGCCATATGCGAGTCCGCTTCCTGCATCCACCAGCTCCCTCTGCAACTCCATCAGGACCGCGGTGAAATTGCCATCGATGTCGTAGGCCCAACTGAGCATGTTCTCTGCGTTCAGAGCGTAGTAATACGGCGCGCCGGCATCTTCGGCCCGAGTCACGCCAGGGACTCCAAGCGCCGGTGCGTCTACGACGACGAAGCGCTTACCTTGCGTGAGTAGCAGAGGAATGATGTCGAGGATAACGAATGAGTTGATCGAGCGATTCTGACCGTCTACATTCGTCGCCATCAGGTTGTTGTACATATC